GTTTAGAAGGTGCTCTCATAATTCTGTGAATTAACATAGCGTCTTCCATAAGTGTTAATTGTTTCCAAATCTTACGAGTAGCTTCAATCATAGATTTACCATAAGGTAAGAAATTACTATCGTTTGCTAATCTAAAGTGTGCAATTTGGAAATTTTCAAATTCTATTTTTCCTTTACCACTTGGCTTTTGACCGAAATATGGGTGTGCTCCCTCGATACTTTCTAAGTAGAACTTAGTATAGTAAGGATTTTCTGGGTCCTCTCCCTCTGCTCTAATAACTTCATAAGGTGAAAGTGGAACTACATTTGTAATACCATACTTTTCATTAATATCTAAGTGTAAAAAGAAGTCCCCATACTTAACCATATTACGAACCCAAGGCCATAGGTTAAACTCAATATTCATAATATCATAAAATAAATTATTTAAAATTTCTTTTATATTGTTGTTGTCTGAATGAATTTTAACTACATCTCCATACTCACCTTTCATTGTGGACTCGTCAGAATAAATGTCCAACGCTGATGAAATGACTGGGTCTGAATCCATACTTTCATAATCTTTAAATAATGCTAATCTTGCTGCCATTATTTGATGTACGGTTGAATAACCTGTTCCGACTAAATCTAAATTAGTATGTAGTTTAGAGTATCTATCAACTAAATGTGATTTAACCTGTTTTTGAACTTGGTCTGTATCGGCAATCTTTAATTTTTTACCACCGACATTACGAACGATTACATTTGTACTAAATAATCTTCGTAGTCTTCCAAATAATGTTGTATCCGCCATTTTTTACCTCACTTTATAAGAGCCATTCTAACGACTCTTTTTCTTTTCCTGTTTCCCAATCCCAACTATCATTTCGTTGTATATCGTCTTGGGTATATAAACCCTCATTATCCATCATTTTGGATAGGGTTTTCTTAGTTAATTCCACACCTTGTGTTCGTAGTCTTAATGCGGTATCACGAACCCAAAGTCCAATAGCAAACGACATAACCAAATCATCATTGTATCCGGTCATCGCTTCTGCTCTATTATTTATATAGACAAAAGTCAGTAGTTCATCAATCAAACGATTACTACGAACCACTACACTTTCCTCTCTAAAAAATTCTTCTAACTTACTAATAATTAGTGGTCTGGTCTTAGAAGTCGTTGAAAAACCAGCTACCATTTTCTTTTCTTCACGATAATGTTTATTCGTTACTTGATGTTGTACATCAACATATTGTAAGTCTTTACTTGTATAAAATAAATTAGGATAATCTCTATCGATTATCTGTTGGATTGTTGCCCAACCAATATTGTTGTTTTCTACGATTAGTAAAGCGTCATTATATTCTGTTGCTACACTAACCAACATATTACCAAAATCTTTGGTATTGATACGACCTTTATATTCTGCCACTTGTGTTAAGGTTTCTAATTCAATAATGTGAAATGCAGAATAGTCTGCACTATCACCACGACCAACATCAGCACATACAATATAATCTTTGTTGTAGTTTGGTTGTTCCCAAACCCACATATTTGCATCAATACCTCTTTTTTCTACTGGTTCTGTGCATAAATTTTTTCTCATTTTTTCCAAAATGACTGGGTCGATTACACCAGTTCCAGAAGTTAAGAAGTCACAATCACACTCTTGAGCTGCTGAACTTGGACCAAGTAGTGTATCTTGTTCTTTTCTCCAATCCTCATTTCTATCTGGGTGAACCGTCCAATGTAGTTTGATTGGATTAAATAATCCCGTTGCTTCTTCAGCTTCTATCCAAGTTTTGTGAAACCAATTACCCACACCATTAGGTGTTGATAACGCAATACAACTACCACCAGTAGTCAATGTGGATTGAGATGCTGTCCAAATTTCGTCAATCTTATCAATAAATGCTGCCTCGTCTAATATCAGTAATGATAGTGCCTCAGAACGAGCTGCTTCTGGACCTGATGATACTGCTTTAATCTGTGAACCATTCATATATCGTAAGTTTAATTTATTGTCCTCAACACATTTTTGTTTCAACCAACTCGGTAAATTTGCGTGCATAACACGAACTTTCGTTACTAAGTTTTTTGCTACTTCTTGTTTTGTTGCAATTACCAAAACATTTTTGTCTTGGTGAAAAGTCATTAACCACAAGGCATAACCAGCTGTTAAAGTTGAAATACCTAACTGACGAGCTTTTAAAATAATGTTAAACCTATTGTCTTTGAATTCATTAACCGACTTTTCCTGAAAGTCATACAATTCAAAAGGTATTTTTCCTTGTATCGGGTGTTGTATCATACAATATTTTTTCATAAAATATGCTGGGTCAGTAGCACATTTAATATATTGCTGTTTGATTACTTCTTTAATTTGTTCTGCCATTAGTCTACTATTTGACCTGCTAATTTAACTGATGTAGCAGTCAACACTACTCCATATGTAAAGTATAACCATTTATTCTCATACCATTTAGGTTGGACAAGTTTTACTTTTTGTTCAAGAAGTTTGTTGGTGTCTTTTAGTAGATTAAGTTGGGTAGTTTTATTTGCTATCAACATAGAATCTATGACTGATGTTTCCTCAAAAAGTTTAATTTGTGATTCTAAATCCATTACCAAAGAAACATTTAAACTATCTTTTAGTTCTAATTCCTTAATAGTATTGGTGAATCCTAAAACTTCTTCCTCTGTAAAGGTATAGGTTTTAGTTTCATTAACTTCTTGAGAGTATAAAGCTCCCATTAATAATATGTAAATAAAATATCTCATATATATAAATATATACTACTTACTAAATTTCTTTAAAAATTTTACTGCGTCATCAGCATTATCTTCTTTTACTGCTTCTGATGCTTGTGCAATTTGTTTTTTAGTAGTTGTAACTTTTCTTTTTAATTTAGCTACTTCTTTTTTATTCACTCTTTTCTTAGATTCAAGAACCTCTACTTCTTTTTCAAGTTGTTTTACTTCTTGGTCTTTTACTTTGATTTGTTTATCTAATTCTTTGACCTCTTTTTTCTTATTTCCACCAAAGAATAGGTTTAATATCGATTGTATGATATTCATTATTTCGCTCCTTGTATTTCATTTTCTGCTTGTTCAACGAGTTCTTTCTTTTCTCGTATGAATTCTCTCGCGTCTGAAATGGTTTTATCAAATTGTTCTGAACCCATTTCCCACTTTTCTTGTTCAAGTTCTGGTGAGTTTACACCTACTTGATTTAACCAAACTCTTTTACCACCTGTTTTTTCAAAGTCATCAATACTTTGTTCTAAATCTTTTAAGTATGCTTTTTGATTTTCTAACATCTTAGTTTTTGCGTAATCTTCAAACACACCTTCAATTCTCATTTTGTTTTCTATTTCTACTTGACAATCAAAACAATGTCCTTGTGTTCTCCAAAATTTATCATCAAGTTTCTTTTTCATTGCTTTATTACATTTTGGACAAAACCAAGGCATTCTAACTGATTGCATTGTTTTACTTAATTCTGATTCCCTTGTTTTACCACCAAGGTTTTCTTTTTTACCCTCGTATCCTACTTGAACATATTCTTTTGTATGTTCTTTTCCTGACATCAAATCTTTTAATGCCTTATTCTGTCTTTCTGTTTCTTTACTATAATTTGCCATATAACTCCTTAAAATCTTAAACTACCAAGTATTTGATTGATTGGTGCAAATGCTCCTGTAAATTTATAAATTTTACCTTTATATTTAAATACTAGTCCTTCACTTGGAACTATTGCACTTGAACCACCGATAGCTTCTAATTTTTCTATTTGTAATTTTAGTTTACTTAATTTTTCTACATTGTCTGGTTTTTGTAAATCTCTTAATGCTTTATCTACATCTGATTTAATTTTTTTGACTGCTGCGTCTGGTGATACTGCTAAGAACCCTGACATATTCTTTAATATTTCTGCACCGACTTGGAAAAACAATATTTCAAATGGTTTAATATTTTGTTTGAACATTTTGTTGTGGTCAAGTTTATCAGTCTTTAATATCCATTTTAGAAATTCTGGACCAGTTTGAAAATCTTTTTTGATTTGTCCTATACTATAAGACTTATCAAAAAATGCCCAACGATTAGTTAGATTTACTAATTCACTCTGGGTTATAGATGTATTAAATTGTTTTGCCGCATTAAAAATATATTCTTGCCAAAATGACTGATGATACATACCTAATGTGTCGGTATCTTTCAATCCATATTGTCCTTGTAATTTATTCAATCTACCTAAGAAAGAACTTTTCTTTTTACCAAAGTTTTGAACTTTACTTAGTTTTAAAAAGTTAGGTTTACTAATCTTAAATGTTTTTTGTATATTTTGATTTACTTGTTGTATCATACCTTGTAACATACGAGCGCCTTCTTTTGAGTATCCTTTTGCTCTACCACTATTATCATATTCTGTGGTTCCGTGAAATACTATTTCTGCAACATCATAGTCAATTACATTTGCTGTTTGTGGATATATAACCTCTAAATTCATCCATTTGGTTCCATTACCAAATACTTTTTTCTTTTGTGCTTCAGATAATGCACCTATTGATTTTTCTAAGTCTCTCATCGCACCTACAAATGCTTTTTTAATCTCACCTCTACCACTAAACATACTAGCGATACCTGATGTTGTTGGTGCGGTTTTACCACCATTTTTCAGATGACCTTTGTTTCGGGCTGCTTTTAACTTTCCGTCTGACCAACTTACCATTAGATTTTGTCCGTCAAGTTTTTCAGAAACATTATCTTCACGATTAAGCTTTCCACTTAATCCTATAATAATTATGTTTTTCAAATCTGAAAACGTCAAATTATTATCATCAAATGGGTGATTCATATGTCCATACGCTCCACCCTCTAATATAAGGTGTTCTTTTTGTAAACCTCTTTTTTGTGGTTTTGGATTTATAGGGCCTTCTAAATATCTTCTTGATAAATCACTATATTTTTTATTTGATTCTTTAACGATTGTTTCTGTTAAATCTTCTGGTTCTTGTAGTGTAATAATTATTACTCTTTTACCATTTGTCATTCTTTTTTCTTCTCTTGAAACAACTTTTGCTTTTGATTTAGAACTACGAGTAATTTCTTCTTCTGTCCAAAATCCTGGTGGGTCGTGGTCGTCTGGTTCTCCGTCAATAAACGCTCCTCTTACTTGACCTTTTGAATTTGGTTTTATTCTAAATATAATTGATGTTTTTTCTGAGTCTCCATCATCAACTTTTGCAAAACCTCTTGCCGTTTCTTCACTTGTGCTGAAACCACTTGAGCCGTGTCCATTTTCATCTGGTATTTCAACCATTTCTCCAGTTTCAAAATTGCTTAATATTTCATCTGCAACTTCATTCGGAACTGATATTCCTCTTTCTATTGGTGTGTCAATTTCTGTAATGGTATTGTGAGATAAATCACTTATTCTTTCATTTCTTTTTTTAATTTCTTCTGGTGTTGTTTCTCCAGTTCTAATAGCTTCTTCAATCGCTTCAAATCCACCTAATTGTTTCCAACTCAATACATCTTTTCTTAGTTGTTTTTGCTCTTTTGGTGTTAATTTTTTCTTTAATTCTGACCATTGGTTTTTTAAATTTTTGTTTCTTTTC